TGGTTAGCGCAAAACCAACAATCACTTTGCAATGAAAACCAACGATAGTTACGGCTGGCAATGTAATCGTGCCAGGAGCCGCGTCAGCCAAGATAAATGTCTTGCCGTTATCAGCCTTCGTCAGCGTCTTACCAGCTGTGATTTCTTCAACGCCAACATTCTGAATCAGCGCAGTTGGCCCAAGCCGCAATTTGTTAATGTGTGCATCTTCTCTCCAACTCATAGCGTGTACTCCTGTATTGGCTTGCGCCGGTTATGGGGTCGATACTGGCCCCGGTGATTTACAACTAATCGATTGTTTATTTACAACCTACTGCGGAAATAAGTTCGCGTCCGTTCCACCGGCTGGGTTGCCGGCGGCGTCCGTGGTCGTGCCTTCGGCCTGTTCGGCAGCCTGCATCATGGCAGTACGGACGTTCTTGATAATGGTTTCCTTGTCTGGCACCACATCGTCAATCGGAAGATCAAGCGACCGTGCAGCTTCTCTCAAGACAACACCGCGGCCTTCTGGCCCCATAATTGCCAGATCGGTTGGGTTGTTGGTGCGATCAAGGAACTCGCTCCGGCGCATGGTCTGTTGTTCCTTGGCGACCAGTGACGCGGAACCCTTCGCCCTGGGTATGAGATCACCCTTGATGGACTGGTCAGGGTCATGGAGCATATTGAAGCGGTAGGCGCGGTTGGCGCTGCCTTCGATTGGATTGTCGATATTGGAAATGACCTGCTTGATCCCACGCGCGGCAGAGGACATGAGCATGGACAGGCCGGAAGCGGTAGCAGCAGCCCCCTTGGAGCCGCTGCCTTCGCCATAACTGTATTTCGGAATTCCTGTGTATTCATCGGCCAAGTTGGAGAAATGGTCGAACACGGCAAGAAGTTCCTTGATGTACGCCTTCGGGTTGTGAAACCTTACGGCAGGATTATTCGTCCCATGGGGGTCGGACATGGTTTGCCAGATTTTCCAGGGATACATACTCGTAATGTCTTCCCCGATGGGTAGACGATCACTATGGACTTCGACCTGTGGGCCGGAGGCGATAGACAAGTTGTTGACAAGTGATCGTGCCGCTGCATTACATATATCCTGTAAATCTTTCATCAATTCAGGGACGCCGAATCCCCAAAATGCTCCCGGTATTTCTTCAAATGAGCATTTGTAGTACCCGCGATCCCCGATAGGGTCTTCATTCATTACTGCGCGAATGACGTAATTACCAATCAGCCACGCATTGATCTCGTATTCCTCATTCGGGTCTGTCACCTTTTCAGGGGGCATACCCCATTCCAGCAATAATTTGCCTGATACCGATCCCCAAAATTCAAGGGCATCCATCGTGTCGTCATAGTTCAGCCATTCATTCGGCCGTTTCTCAAGCCATGCACGTTCTTGGTCACGCCACAGCCATTCTCTTAAACCACCTGTACCGTACTCACCCAGTACAAGGTCAATGGCTGCATCGTCATACCCAGGCACACCCTTCATCGCCACAAGGTCGGCGCGTCTTAACCGATGGCGTTCAAACAAATAACCATCGTTGGTGTCCTTTGAGGACGGGCTGGGGTAGATATCGAACGGGGCTACCCGCTTCCATTCAAGGCGATAATCAAGCCCTTTCACCGGCTTGTATTCTCCAGCTTCGTCCTGCTCCCATTTCAGGGTCTTGCGCTTTCTGACGAATGGCCCTTTGAGAAAACCACATGGGTAAGTGACTACATCCTTAATCACTTCCTTCATGGCCTTTTCAAAGCCGCCTTCATCCATCTGATCGCCAATCTTTCGTTCCATGCCAAGGGCGATCTTGTCCGCCTTTTCCTTCACCCGTTCTTCCAGCTGTGTCTTTAGCTGGCCGAACCTTTCCTGTAAGGCTTCCGGCGGTAGTACCTGCTGCGCCTGCTGCATCCATGTCTCGCTCTCGGCCTGCACGTACATGGCGATTTCTTCCAGTGTCCCTTCATCAAGGTCTGGTATTTCTGTTGTGTCGATCTTGAATGGCTTTTCACCACTCTGGAAAAGTACGTCCTTGATCCATGCTTCGGCAGCGCGACATTTGATACTTGTCAGCATCATGTAGGTTTCAGCACCGCCCTGTTGGCGTATGGCCGCGAGTTTTTCTGGACTGTACTCACCATTCCTTCGGCGCAGTCCGTCAATAATTCTTTCTTCGATCACGTTCCGTGCGAACCGCGAGACTTCCCAGTTCGACTTAATGACACCCGCTAAAGACGTTATCAAAGGAGCGTTCTGCCGTTCCTCTGCTTCGATCCGCGCAAGGCGCTCGTTTTCAAGGTCGGAGTTTGACTTCACCGCGATCAATGCGCGGTCAGGAGCGTTCTTCGGCTCTCTTGACAAAGTTACGGCTGCATTTTCCATTTAGTGAACCGTCCTCGGAAGTGGGTCGGCAACAGCCGCGTTATGGGCTATCGCTGTTTGTTTCATTACTGGTTCAAACGGCGTTTCCAGTTTGCCAATCGATATGGTGGCGTCCTCCTGGCGTTCTTTCAGTGCCAGCTTCATTTGCTCAAGCAGCAGAACCATCCAGCCCTCAACATACTTCTTGCCCTCGTCCTGTAGGCGCTTCATATCAACCTCAAATTCGATCAAAAGATCGTCAATCGACACAAAGCGCATCTGGAACTTGTAAGGGTCACTGGTATGTGGTCGGACGTTCACGCCGTACTTGTTGACCGTGATCCAGTGCGGCAGCTTGTTCGTTGGGCTTACCAAGTGACGCACCATCTGACAGAAGGCGCTTTCAACGTCAGTTTCAGATATCTCTACTTTGCTCATGCGGCTACTCCATGATTTTCATGGAAACCATATTCTTTTTCTGCAAGTTTTCTTGCATGAACGGCGTCAGATTTTTCTTCGTGTAATCCGAGATTGATTTTTCTTCGTCTTACAGAAATATATGCTTCCCATTTCTTCTTTCCGGAATTCCAAGACACGCCTAAAATTCCAGACGTATTATGTTTGTGCATCGATGTATTCCGGAGATTATCGATATGCTCTACTTCACGGAGATTATCGATCTTGTTGTCTGATGGATTATGGTTAATATGATCTATGTCATAGGATGGAAGCTCACCATAATGATATAGCCAGACTATCCTGCGAACGTAGTTATCACATACACCATCAATACAAATTATTTTATAACCATCTTTTCTTGTGCTGCCAGCAATCGTTCCAGCTATTGCACGACTGCTTGTGGTTATCTTGCGAACAAGATCACCCGTATCTTCGTCATAGCTGAATAACTCTCTGACTCGTTCGGCTGTTAAATCAGACATTGCCAAGCATCCTTTTCAGGGCTTCGGTATCATTCAGCAGCTTATTCAGATGGGCTTCATTACTGCGCCGTGTAGGTTCCAGATCAGGCTCAACTGGCTGCCGACTCACCTTCGCCACAACAGCAGGTAGAAAGGCAGCCGCACCCACAGCACTGATCGCCGCCGGTACCGCCATCAGCTTCTTCAAAAAATCGCGTCTTTTCATTGTTCCGGTAACTCCAGTAAATTACCCAGTTCGTAATTCTCTAAAAAACTGATCGCATCGGCCTCTGATGGAAACCCATGCACCAAGCCACCCTTGATCGTTGGCGGGAACCCCCGTGTGCCACCACCGCCCATTTGCTCCACAAGGTAATATTTTTCATTTTCCGGCGTATATTCGACCAATACGCTCATGCCGCTTTTCCGCCGTATTTCTCAAAATACTCGTCCGCAAAACACTCGGCGTCCGATTGAAAATCAAACCTGATGCACTTCCCCGACCGCTGCCCAGGCTTCCATGGGCTGTACGGCCCCTCATTGACGGCTTCACCGCGGGCGTAATACAGTCTCCAGCCCCCAGTCTCAAGACCGATGGCATGGACTCTCTCGCGCTCGTACATCACTCCTTCACCAGCAAAACAAGAATAATCACCAAAAGCGCCACATCGACCATCAGATCAGCCAGTCCCACGGCAAGGCTAAAATCAACCATCACAGCCCCCACCACTTCACCAAAACATAAGCCAGCGCGTAACTGGCGGCCATCAGGCCAATAAAGACAAATACACAGAGGGTGCAGAATTCAGCGAACTTGACTCCCACAGTCCTGACCATGCTCATACCCGCGTCACCGAAATCAGACCCCTTCGGTAATAGCGATACCGATAAGCCCGTTCTCCAAAATTCACGATAATTGAGCGCCCGTTGGAAAATTCTTCCAAACACACACCCCGCAGTTCCTCGGCCAAACTCTCGGTCTTGGCCTGTCCCGGTAAAAGGTTCAGCGCCCAGGCAGGCACACCTTGTGGTGAAAAGGCCGCCTGAATGGCTTCTATCGATGTTTGCTCACTTATACCCATTTCTTCTCCGGAGTCCCTTGGTGCCGGCAGCGCCATACCTTCCGGTGCTTGATCGCATCGTAGTACGGCACGGCCAAGTGACAATGGCGCTCGGCCAGATGGAATTCGTAGATCATTTCTTTTTTTCACTCCAAATCTTTTTAATTACTTACTGAAAATAAGCAGACCTATTCCAATGACGATCACGATGCACGACATACCAAATAAAAATAAGTCCCAATTCACGCTTTTTCCCCATATTTGTAGGTATTTTCCCACTTCGTTGTGTACCAGCCGGTGAGGACTTGTCATAAATTCCCACCTTGCCACCAAAACCTGCCCTGTTTCCGGCGGGTTTTCCCCACATACAACAGGCTGGTGGGAGTCAAACCCACGACCTCCGCCCTGCTTGGGCGGTATTCTATCTACCGCTGGCAACGGCGCGGCTTGAGCCGCATTTACACTGAACTACAGCCTGAATTAACTGGGACTGGCGGCGTACTCCCGTACCATGCCCGCTTTCACGCTTGGCGTTAGCAGTCCCAAATTCGATAAAACCGATTTTCGCCCCAGCCGCTACCGGGGGAAGTACCTAACTCCTTACAGAAAATAAGGTATTAGGTGGGGAAAGCACCCCAAAAAAGCAAATCCCGTGAAACGCGCTACACGGAGAGATTAGGGTCTATATATATTGCGGGTGCCTGGGCATCCCTGTGTCAGCAGGGGGTGGGGGTCGTTATATGACCGATCACGCCCAACCATTGGCCGATCTCTGTCGCACTGGCCTGTGTGTGTGTCCATAGGCCAAGTTCCGCGTGTGGCCTTTCATGCTCATCATCAAACAGTCGGCCATGTTAGGACTCGCCACTGGCGGCTTCAATCGCGCCATGTCCACCTTGCTCATTATCTGTATAAGCCCGTTGGCGTTGGGTTTCTTGGGTACACGACACACTTCGCTCCGCAGCTGGTCAAGGCAATCAATCTCACTGGACAGGCTAATCAGCGTGTCTGTGTCCTGATAGCGGCTTTGTGGCCTTGTGACGGCCATGTGGGTGTTGTAGAACCTGTCCCGCAGCGCCCAGTAATACTGCGCTCGTTTGTTGCGGAAGGTGTCGGCGTTGGTCTTGGCGTTTGTCCTGTCGATGTTCATGTCTGGCTGGTAGATTTCTCCCGGCAGATCAACACTTTCCGAGCCTTTGAACATATCAATGTCAATTCGTTTGCCATCCAGCGCCGTGCTGGCCTGTCGTTTCAGTGATACACCAAGGCCGTCACAGTCCCACCGGAACACATCAGCGTTGTACTTCATCGCCCAGTCCGTTGCCCAGTCCATGCCCTCATTCACATCACCGTCTGTCTTCTCCTGTACATCGAAGATCACAGAACCCTGTCGGCAGGCGAAGCCTTTGGCGTCCGCCCCAAGGTCGGAGGGATCATGCGTGGCAATGGTCGCACCCAGCTGGTCGAACCCCAGCTTGAGGTGAGCATCAATCACGCTGTCGAACCATTCCATGGGGATAATGCTGCCTTCAACACTGTCGTTAAACTGGCCTTCCCATATGTGGGCATATTCAGCTGGAGACTTAAACTCTTGATCGAATAGTCTTTCTTGCTCTAACACCGCGGGAAACCACGGGTTATCACGATAA